CATCCTTATTGGCAAAAGATGAAAGCTGGAAAGGTTTTTGATCAGCGTGTCGACGTAGCGAAAAATTGGACAGACAAACAAGACGTGTTTGGTTTGCCAGAATGGCTTTATGTTTTCATCTTGCATCGTGTATGCGGTTCTGCTATCAACTATGCATTAAAACCAAGCGGCTATCACAATACGCTGCTGTTTAAATTGTATCGAGCAGATACAATTGAAAAGATGACTGACATCGTTCGACATGAAAAGAATAGTTTCTATACTTCGGTAGGCTATCAGTTTCCAGCATTTCCAAAACCAGAAAATACATCTTACAAAAGAGGAGGTGACTATTATCTTTGTGAGTATGCTCCTAGACTCGCTAGAGATCTAGCAGACTTTTTGCTTAAAGGAGGGAAAAAAGATTTGAGAGAGATTGGTGGCTATATGCTAAACTGGAACGTGCAAAAAGGTCTAAGACAATATCACTTTCAGTATGCTGCCATCGCTGCTGACGTAGCTGACTGGTTTCCCGAGTTTGTAAACAGAGAGTCGCTGTTCTACTATGGCAGCAACGCTATTCAGAGCATAAGCTATCTAGGCAAAGCTAAGGGCAAGATGAAGTCAGAGCAACTTGTCGATGAGATTATGATGCAACTCTATGCGGACACTGGAGGCTATCCTTACAATGTTGAAGATGTGTGCTGTGATTTTGTTAGGTACCTAGAAAATTATGTAAAACCAGGAGATGCGTATGGTCATCTAGATTTGGATGAGATTTGGAATTCTAGTAAGCTTGTTCATCCGTTCGGTCGTCAGCGCGCGATGCTAGAACTTGGATTGGTTAAAAGTTTCAACGAACTGTCTTTTCATCCGACAGGAGACAAGATACTCAAAGAAAACGGTTTGACAGCAGAGCAGTATAAAAAACTAGTAGAATCACTTTGATATGTCACACGATACACACATCATAGACGGTTACAACAAAGACATCGGACTCATGTCATCGCATGAAGCAAAGCAATACTATCTTTCGTTGTGTGAAGGTTGGACTCCATACAATCCTGATCCAGTTGTAGTGGAACATGAAGGAGTGTTTGTTGTACGAGATGATTTGACTGTAGGAACAAAGGCACGCGCTGGAGATTTGTTTATGTCAAAGATCGATGCACGCACCATGGTCTATTGTCAGCCTCGAGTAGGACTTGCAGGCGTTTCATTGTGCGACGCTGCATCTCGTTATCCCGATAAAAAGATTGTGCTCTTTATGCCATCAAGCAAAAAGATATCGATTCATCAGGCATGCTGCATAGAACGAGGAGCAGCTGTGATGTTTGAAAGAATAGCAGCGATGCCTAACTTGAATCTCTATGCCAAACGATGGGCTCAAGAAAATGGAGCATACTTTATTCCTCTAGGTCTTAAACATGAATTGGCAACAGCAGCAATCGTACACGCTGCATCAAAGATCGAAGAGCCTGACGAAGTTTATGTAGCTATATCTACAGGCGTATTATCACGAGCTCTTCAGATTGCATGGCCGAATGCAAAGTTTACATGTGTTGCAGTTGCTCGCAACCTAAAAGCTGGTGAATTGGGAAGAGCACGAGTAATTTCAGAGCCGCTGCCATTTCCACAAAGCGAGAGCGCAGAAAATTTACCACCATTTCCAACTGTAAATACCTATGACGCAAAGGTGTGGAAATATATACCTAAGAACAGTGGAAAACGCATACTCATGTGGAACGTAGGAACCGATCCTGTTTTGCACGACTATTCAATTATAGAAAAAACAGATTCCTATCGTGACTGGAAAAAAGATGAATAATACACTTGAAAATTTTATAGAAGACGGCATAGTCTACAATAACATCGTCTATCCTGATACTGACCTGACTGTCGAGCTTAAAAACGGCAAAAAGCCAGTTGATAGCTGGATGAGAAATTGGACGCAGGATCAGCGTCTTGAAAAGTTTTTCGAATTTTGTCATGCATTTGATAAGAGAGAAGACGAGTTGTTAGCAAAAGACTATCAGATCTTTTCTCATAGACTGCATTGGCATGAACATCCGTTTTGCGACTTGATGCGAAGCAAGACCAGTCTTAGAGACATTTTATGGTATACACTGGTTTTTAGCTTTAGCAATGAACATTGGGGAACTCTGACCCATCTTATCGATAGAGGAGTAGAATCGACTCGTGATAAATTTTCTAGAGAGCGCCATGCCCGCAACGACCTGTTTCAAATATACTATCCGCTAGACACAAACGTCAAAGAATGGCTATTGACAGGACCGCTAAAGGCAGCAGAAGCCATATGTGATAAGCTAGAGAATCGTGAAACTCCTTACAGCATGATGCAGTTTGCTAAGCTGCTAGAAAAACATTTCAAAGAAGAGCAAGGCTTTCGTTCTCCACTCTATCCATGTAAAAATGCAGCGCGCTATCTTGCAATGTCGTTTCCACATCTAGTCGATCCAGAAAGTGTGCTCTACGGAGGAACCGGTCATTTCGATGGTCTTCATCAGATATTTGGCGGTAAAAATATAAACGGCAAAGCACAATACAGCATCGATGGTGATGGTCAATTTGTGCCAGAAAATGACATGTGTCGTCTTTGGCTTGAACAGATGAAAATTTTATGTGAAGATTCTCGCAACCCGATGAAGTCACAAAGGATGCTAAATGTAGAAGATAAAACGTGCTTTATGTTCAAGCATATTGCTATCACTCATGGAGTAAAGTCACCTACCAAACGCATTCCATACAACTGGATTTTTCCTAACGATTTTAATCTTGCTAAGCATCCTCAAGGTCAAGTAATTCTCGACGGCAGTGGATACAGACAGCTACAAAAATAGTTTACAATCTCAAGATTTTAGTGTATAATAGTCACATCAAGATGAAAGCAATTTTAAGTTCACCTTTTAATCCAATTTCGGACAGACTAGCTTCTCATAGAAGCGCTCAAGGCATAATCTATGCCGATATGATTCGACAATCTGGCGTTGATCTTGACGTAAACATCGGAGGAAAGATTGAAAACTACGAAGGCTATGATGTGATGTATGTCTATCATGGCAACGATTGGTTTGGTACACTCAACCTTTTTGGAGGAGTGCAAAACTATTCAAACGTACAAAACGTTAAAAACTTTTCTCAGTTTAAAGGCAAAGTAGTGTCTCTTGCTTGTGACTTTCCTCCCTATCATGAAATGATACAGCTTCGTATCGATCGTGCTCAGGAAAAAAACAAGCCTGTAGACCCGGTGTGGTTGCAAGTAGATCTTGAAAATTTCAAGCGCATGCATCTAGAAGCAGTGACTGTAAAGCATCCACACCCCACTTCACGACTTGTAGTCGGTGATTCTCATTCTATATGCATGTATCGTCCAGGTTGGACTGTCAACTCAGTGCCGTTTAAAACCCTAAACGGTGTGCTCAATGACGGCATAGAAAACTATCTAGATCGTGACAGCGTCGCTGAGCTAGAACAGCTAGAGTTTTACTTTGGCAACATTGATATTCGTCATCATCTTTGCAGAGTGTCTGCTGACTATGTTCAAAACACAAAAGATTTGGTAAAGAGATATGTGCAGGCAGTCGAAGCTTTGCCAGTCGATGACATAAGCATCTATGAACCGCTGCTCATTGAAAACCCTTCACGCAAGTTGCCAAAAACTGGCTACTACAAAGGACAGCCTTTCTACGGCTCATGGCAGCAACGCAACGAGTGCAGACAAATTTTTGCAGATGAAGTTGAAAAGCTAGCATCACGAGTTAAACTGATTCGCTGGACAAAGACGCTCTCTAACAGTCTAGGAGAACTTGATTTCGACAAGATGGAAAAGCCGCAGTCTGTTCATCTATCACGAGAATTTTATCCGCATTGGAACGGAGCAGAAAAGGTTGAAAATACACTCGATCTTTTCTTTTTATAGTGTACATATAAATCAAAACAGAGTAAGATAACAACACAACAAACACAAAATGGCAAATATACTTGAAAAACTAAAAAAGAACTGTCGCATCAAAGAAGCTGAAGTGCTTGCAGAAAGCAGCTTCTATGCTGAAAAGGATGTGACTTCTACATCTGTTCCTATGATCAACGTCGCTCTTTCGGGCAGCATCGATGGAGGACTTACAAGCGGATTGACTGTACTCGCTGGACCAAGCAAACACTTTAAAACAAGCTTTGCTCTGCTTATGGCGAGTGCCTATCTTAAAAAATATCCAGAAGCTGCACTTATGTTTTACGACAGCGAGTTTGGCAGTCCTCAGCAATATTTTGAAAGCTTTGGCATCGATACATCGCGAGTGCTACACATTCCAATTAAAAATATCGAAGAACTTAAGTTTGATATTGTGCATCAGCTCGAAGCTGTTGAACGCACAGACAAGGTCATCATCGTGATCGATTCTGTAGGCAACCTTGCAAGTAAAAAGGAACTTGAAGATGCGATGAATGAAAAGAGCGTTGCA